CCACATGCAAAAATTTATGTCGTTGTTGGCTATCCCCGATGATGTTATTAATCAACTTAGGATTGAGGCATTACGACAACAAGAAAGTGACGTGGCTTTAGTTAGAACTATCATTCCAACGTTTACCGAAGTTAACTTGCCTGAAGGATCTAAAAGTTTAGAAGAATGGGCCACTTGGATCGAACTGCAAGGATGGGAAAATGCAGACCAGGAACTTATAAATGCATTTTGTTATTTGCGTAACAATCGTAAAATAGATCCTTATAGCTATAACTTTTATTGGACTAATAAACTCGGATTTAAAAATCGAGTTATCGTTCCATTTTATAAAGACAAAAAGATTGTAGGCTGGACTGCTAGAGCAACTAATCCCGATATCAAACCCAAATACCTTAGTGATCAGCAACCGGGGTATGTGTTTAATTTAGATAGACAGACGTACGAACGAGAGTTCGTAATTGTGATGGAAGGTCCATTTGATGCGCTAAGTATTGATGGATGTGCGCTTCTAGGAGCCGAGATTAAAGATAGTCAAAACTGGCTATTAAAGCAACTAGGAAAAGAGATCATACTAGTTCCTGACAATGATCACGAAGGTCCACGCACAGTAGAACAAGCAATAGAATACGGTTGGTCGGTTAGTATGCCTAATTGGCCAGATGGTATAAAAGACGTCAATGATGCTGTTGTTAAGCTAGGCAAACTTGCAACATTATGGTTAATTATGGACGCAAAAGAATCTAGTAGTCTTAAGATTCAACTTCGAGCAAAGAAATGGTTTAAGGACAAACATGAAAAAGATAATTAATTTTATTTTAAAACCTTGGCGAATGTGGCAAGACCACAGGGCATATAAAAAACGTATTGCAGAACTACGTAAACGTGATCCATTTATTTACAAATGATTGAATGGGGCATAAACGCACTTAATCACGGTTCTAGTCTTGCTGTGTTTAACGGTGGCGATTTAAAATACTATCAACATGCTAAGACTGATGAAATCCCACCCGAATTCTTAAAACAAGCTCTTAATTGGGGAGGACCTGACAGATTGTTTTGGTACGAGCGTCCTTGGGTTAAGAAAGCTAGGCAAGTGTATGCAGGCCAATATAAGACTGCGTTTACTACAAGTAATTTACCAAGTAAATACTTGAAGGATATACGTTTGAACTATGCACCTGTTACTTATACTCCTCATCACGGTAGTCATGCCGCTGCTGGTTATTTTACTAGCCCATTTAATCACGCGGCTGTGGTAGTATTAGATGCAATTGGTGAATTTGATTGTGCATCTATTTGGGAAGCAAAACACGGCGAAATAAAGAAAGTGTGGAGCAAATCTTATCCACATAGCTTAGGTTTATTTTACAGCGCATTTACTAAACTATGCGGCTTAGAGCCAATTAAACAAGAACACTTGCTTCAAGAAATGGCAAAGCAAGGTAACTCAGATGTTTACTATGCTGATGTAAAAGAGTACATGGGCACGATTTTTCAAGCTCATAAAAATCTACATCGTGGCGTTAACGATTGGCCGCATGAAATTGTTAATCTAACAGACCAATGCAATATTGCCGCAGCAGTACAAGATGTGTTTACTGAGCAAGTTAGTTATGTAATGGCCAAAGCAAAAGAATTAACTAACGCTGATTGCCTTGTATATATGGGCGGATGTGCTATGAACAATCATGCAAACAAAACAGCCGTTGAACCAAAATTTAAGTACATCTGGAGTTTACCTCAACCAGGTGATCCTAGCAGCGCATTAGGTGCAGTATTGTACCATAGAAGATACAGAATTGATTGGCTATATGGAGAAGCCAAACATATCGCAATTAACGTCTAAAGAGCATAAAATTATAAGATGAAACAGAACACAGACTACGGCTACGAGATACAAAAGTTATATTTAGAAATGATGCTAGCGGATGCAGCAACATTTGCACGTTGTCAAAGTATTTTTGACCACACGTTGTTTGACCGCAAGTTGCAAGTACCTGCTGAGTTTATTAATGAATACATTAAACAGCACAGCGTAATGCCAACTGAAGAAATCATTAATGCAGCATGTAGTAGCAATTTCAAAGTAAGTTATGATTTGCGTGAAGAACACTTTGATTGGTTAATGAATGACTTTGAAACTTTTATTAGACATAAAGGTTTAGAAAAAGCTATTCTCGAATCGGCAGACTTACTTGAAAAAGGCGAGTACGGTCCAGTTGAAGAAAAGATCAAGAAAGCAGTACAAATTGGTCTTACAAAAGACATGGGTACTAACTACTTTGAAGACCCGCGTGCTCGCTTAATGAAAATTAAAGACAAGAACGGACAGATTGGTACAGGCTGGAAGAGTTTAGATGACAAGTTGTTCGGCGGCATGAATCGTGGAGAACTTAATATCTTTGCAGCAGCATCAGGTGGTGGTAAATCTTTATTCTTAGCAAACCTAGGATGTAATTGGGCATTACAAGGACTTAACGTAATCTACTTAACATTCGAACTTTCAGAAGAACTTGTTGGTATGCGTGTTGACTCGATGATGACAGGTGTGCCAAGTCGTGAAGTGTTTAAGAGCATTGACGATGTTGAAATGAAGGTTAAAATCTTAGGTAAGAAATCAGGACACTTTCAGATCAAGTACATGCCGTCTGGTAAAACAGCAAACGACATTCGCAGTTACTTAAAAGAATATGAAATTAAAATGGGTCATAAAGTCGACGTATTGTTAGTTGACTACTTAGACTTGTTGATGCCGATTAGTATTAAAATTAGCCCCGAAAACTTGTTTATTAAGGACAAGTACGTATCAGAAGAACTGCGTAACTTAGCAATGGAAAAACAATGTATCTTTGTTACAGCATCACAGTTAAACCGTAGTGCTGTAGAAGAAGTCGAATTTGATCACAGTCACATTTCAGGCGGTTTGTCTAAGATTCAAACAGCAGATAACGTTATCGGTATTTTTACATCTAGAGCTATGCGTGAGCGTGGACGTTATCAAATCCAGTTAATGAAGACACGTAGTTCAAGTGGTGTAGGTATGAAGCTTGATTTAGAGTTTAACGTAGACACGTTACGCATTACTGACCTTGAAGAAGAAGACACTTACGGTAATAGTAACTCAACTAGTGCAGGTAGTTCTTTACTAGCAAGTATTAAGAGCAGACAAACAGTTGACGTAGATCCTACAACCGGTGAAGTTAATCCAAATAGCATTGCGCCAGTTGCTAAAGTAAAGGCCACAGTTGAAAGTACTAAACTTCGACAATTAATCAATAACTTACCTCAAGACGAGTTGTAATATGCTTGCAATCTAGTTTTCTAGGTATTATAATAAATACGCATATAATACCTGGGGAACTATCATGGAACTGCATCACATCAAAGACATCAACGATCCGTTAGTAAGCGTGATTAAAGATGATCCTGTCCGTCCGCATATTCCTCTAGAACAGCGTGTTAACAACTTTGCCGAAATTTTACTATTGAAGGCAGGGGAGGAGGTATTAGCAGCTACTTGTATGCAATGGCTAACAGATGTGCCCGAAGACGAAGCAGATCTTGTTGAACTAGCAGAAAATAAAGACGTTGCAGTATTTTACACCATCTGGAGTTATAAGCCCGGCGCAGGACAACAATTAATCAAGGCAGCAGCAGATTGGTTGTTAGGGGAATACAAGGATATAAAGGCTATCGTAACATTAAGTCCACAGACGGAAATGGCAAAACGTTTCCATTTGAAAAACGGAGCAAGCATCCGTAGGCAAAATGAAACAAGTGTAAACTATCAGTATTACTGTAAAGAATAAAAAAGCACTCTTTGGAGTGCTTTTTTTTAACCTGGTAATCTTCCTTGTTGTGTAGGAGGAGCAGTTGGTTCTGCTTCAGGAGCAGCGCCTTCTGGAGGTGCTTCGGGACGTTTTTCGTTAGTCCAATATTGTGATAAGTGGGTTCGCAATTTTTGTAGTTCTTTTTGCGGATCATACTGTAGCTTTTGGATACCTTCTTCCTCAGCTGGCTCGCCGATTTCTTTAGCATTAGCAGCCCAGCCCTTGGATAAGTCATCCCATAGATACGGAAAGCGTTCTTTAATAGTTTTTGGATTAACTTGTTGATCTAAGTTATCACGGAAGTTAGCACTACGTGGATCATTGCTAGCATCGAACTGATACTTCTCTTGATAAGTTCTTCCACCTAACCGACCAGATGTATCTTGCTTTGCTTCTGTCTTTGGTAACAGTCCTAGTAAAGGTGCTGCCGCCGAATAGCTCTTAAAATTATAATCACTATTACTGTTAGCAGTACAGAATGTTGCGCCTTTACCCCATGCAATAGCTGCTGGGCGGTTCTGTAAGTAATAAATCTTGTACTCTGGTGTATCAGCAAGTAATACGCTTCTTGCACTCTTTAACATAGCAGCCATAGCAGCAGTTTGACGCACATCTTGTAGCGCCGCAGCATAGTGTTGGACCATGTAACGGTGTAGTGCCTTAACACCTTTGTATCTACCGATCTCTGCATGACGTGGGTCAAGCATGTTACGATTTTTTAGAATTGTAAAGTCGCGTAACGCAGGACCCATTTCACCTTCGATATCTTCCCAGATATCAGCACCAACTGAATAGTTCTGTGCAATCCACATGTGATACTGTCCGTTACGTCCGTATACAATACCTTCGTAACCTTGGCGTTCAATACGATCCAATTGTTCAACAAACCACTTAGCAACTTCTTCATCGGGCAGTCTGTTGAACTTGTTCTGCAATGCATAGTTCATTGTAGGACTTGGATCAGTACGCAAGCCGTTAGCAATACCAGCTACTAAGTTCTTGTTTGCAAGTACATTAGCGCCGCCTTTACTAACAGCATTTTCATCGAGTCTAGTTGACTCAAACAATTCTCTTAAAAACATATTATTCCGAGATGCTAAACAATCTTGCTCTTACAAAGTTTAATAACTCGCCTAGTTCTTTTGCTTGACCATTTACAATGTTAATCATAAACTGGTTCTTACCGTCTTCATCCATACCTTGTGTAATTTCACGAACACCGGATTGAACTAATGATGAGTATGAAGATAATGGGCTATTCCATCCTGTCCACTGTGGGTTGTCAGAATCTAGTGCTGTAGCCATAGCTTGGATTTTCTTACCAGCACGAGTTAGTTTTTCAACTGCATCGTAGTTGCCTGCTTGTGCTAAACGTTGAATACGTGGACCTAATTGACCAACTGTTTGTTGTAGCAACTTAGCTAGAACTGGCTTTAGCTTATCTGCTACTTGATCAATTGTTGGAACAGCAGATTGCTTTAGTTTTTCACGGCCCGACATTTTAGTACGCTCAACAGCACCTGTTGCACGATATGCAGCAACTACAGGACCAATACGATCACGTAGTACTTGGAACAAGTTAGGAGCACCGCCTTCCATCGCACTTGAACCACCAGTAGCGTCCATACGACCCATGCGGTACTTGGCAATTTCACTTTCTGCGCCGTCACCTGTTGACCATACAACTACGTAAGGTAATGTAGTGTCACGCTCTTTGCTACGGCTTTGATCCCAACGCTTTTCTTCTGGCTTAACACCTGCTACACCCTTTGTACCAACGATGATACAGAAGTTGTCTTTGTTGCTCTTAATAGTAACAGCAATGTTCTTTGTGTCTGCTGGGATTTCTTCGTAGTTAGGATCGATGTTTGCAGAACCTGGACGATTCTTTAAACCACCGCTAGCTAGTTTGTGTCTGCTGTGTAGTGCATGTACAAGTTGTCTAGCACCTGGATTAGTACCTAGTAACTTAGCTAGTGTGCTTTCGTCTAGGATAGCTTCTTCTAATTGACTTTTGAAGATGTCGTCAACTAGTGCTGACTCTTCTAAGTTATCTAGTTTGTTAGTTAGATAGCGAATCTGTTCGCTAATGCTGCCGAATTTCATTTGAGTGCCCTCTTTTAATC